CCTGGGCCAGAGTTACCTTTGCCGGCGGTTTTGTCGCGGTCTTTGCCTTTGTTACGCTCAACCCAGCTTTCGTAGAACTCAGCGTTCTCAACTTCCTGACGGTACTCGTTGACTGTCTTGTTGGTTTCAGCATGAAAGGCTTTGTTGATGGCATTGGAGACACGAACTTCATCAGTGTCGTGGTATTTACCATCGTCGCCTTTCTTTTGTTTGAACTCTTTGACACGCAGAACAGCCAGATTAACGGGCTTACCAATCATGTCGATCAAGACAGGCACTTCAGCAGGGAGCTCTTTTTTCTCATCAGAGTTCCAGACTTTGACCATCTTCATCTCAACATTTTGCTCAGACAAAGGAGACTCAGTTGTCAGAAGGCAAATGTCATCAACGGTTGTGTACCCTGGGAGAGGATTCTTCTTGCCGTCTTTGGTATAGAAATTTTCACCTTTCTTGTTGGTAACGTAGACCGTTTCACGGAACTCAGTGGTTCCAGCCTTGGCAATGATAGTGACGTTCTGAGCACCGCTGGCTGCTTCACCGGCATATGCCATGGTGACTGTAGCAGCATAGACATCTGAAGGTGCTGGAGCGAAGCCACCAAGAGTATCTTGGGTTTCTTCAAGACCTTCAGTGGTCATTTTGGCGAATGGATTAGAGGACATACATCTTTCCTTTGTTTGTGATGTGGGGTGGTATGGTGTGGTGTCTCAGGGAGTGAGACTATGCGTAAAACGAACGCAGGTGGTCAAGTAGAAGCTGAGCATCATTGTCTGTGTAGGTCTCAGCAGCAGAGAACATGCCCATAGGAGAGCGGATACGTTCTCCTACAGTCTCTTTGGTCAAGCGTGTCTGAAAGACATACTTGAAGCCAAGTGCTTCATCTTCTTCAGTGATGTTCAGAAGCTTTGACTTATACTTCTCGAGGGATTTCAGAGACATTTTCTTCGAAGAAACAACTGTTGAGAAATATGCCTCTATGCCATTGTTTTTGAGAGCACCTTTGACAGGTACGGCAGTCTCCATGATCATCTTTGCTTCATTGAGCTCTGAACGTGTGTGAGCTGTAAAGATGACAGGCAATGGACAACTGGCAACATATTTTTGCATAAGCTTTTTAAAAAACTGTTGATACTTTGACCAGCCTTTCATGGGGTCAGCAGAGTCAAGAACATGGATCGATTCAAACATGTCCATGAGGAAGGTGAGAGTGTCGATAACAATAACATCAAACTCACCAGCACCTTTATCATCGACATGTTCGAAGGCTTCAAAGATCTGATACGGATCGGTGACTGTCATACCGGTAAAGTCATTTCGGAAAGGAAGCTTCTTACCGGATTCACAGTTGAGGTACATCACGCGTGGACCACCCATAAGGTGACGCAGACTTGCGGACTTACCTGTAGCACTTTCTCCTGAAATCAGAAAAAGCTGGTCGTTCTGGGTAGGGACATCTGTCATATTGGTTCCTAATTTGTATGTGTAGACGTGCGTGAATCCATGAGACCTGAGAACTCTTCAGGATCTAAGCTGAGCATGATGTGCTCTAAGGCTGGTTCAGAGTGATCTGGGTATGGACCCAAGTACGTGAGCATGGTGTGCGTATGAAGATCACGGCGTATGCGTACATAGTAGCCGTCGTCATCTTCCCCTTCATCTTTGCGAACAATTTCAAACAAAATTTGATATCCATCCACAACCTCAAGACGGGCAAATTTACTCATAATTATTCCTTTTGATATTGCTGCTCCCTACCACGCTAGGAATGGTAGGGAGCGTTACAGAGACGTTCGAGGTAGGGTAGGAGCCCTCCCACCTACTACGGCAATCCCTGCAACCTCTTTGCGACTGTCACGAGGACAGTTTTACGCAACTCACTTTCGTCAAGCCCCTGAGATAGCTTGCGATTGAAGTTAAGCAAGCTTTGCTCAACCTCGTTGTATGTCATGCCGTTATCTACAAGAGCCAAGGCAAACTTGATCATCTGGTTGCTGCGGTTACCGTTTGCGATACGCTCAGCAAACCAACGCTCAAGGTTGTCGAGAGATTCCAGATTCACAAATTCCTTTTGGAACTGTTCGTTCTTTGATGTTTTGGGAACAAAAGGCAGAACATCAAGAAGCTGGTCAGTCATGTTATAGTGTACTTTTGCTTTGTCGTTAGACATCCATTTGCGGGAACGCTGGTTCGCGCTTTCATCAACGGCAAACGGAAGCCACTTCACAATATTTTGCATGAAGTCACGGTAGTCATCACGATCGAGAGAAAGCTCATAACTGATCGGCAGCATGATACGGAACCGGTTGTCTTCATCCGTATGACGCTTTGTTGTGTAGGTCATGAAAGTGTAGTCTTCGAGAAGCTTATGAACCATGCTGAGACGAACGCCACCATCAACATCCAACACAACCATGTTGAAGCCTTGGATCACGTTTTCTTCTGCTCGATGCTCTTTGACAAAAGCGTGGTTTGTCCAGTGGTATCCAGACTCTGTAACCAGATTATGCAGCTGGTCAAAAGGTACACGCTCATGCCCATAGTTGTAGGCAAAGTCAGTCGAGTAAGAGATATCGATCTCATCCAAAGAAGTCTCGTTGAGGGTGTCACCGGTAAAGAACTCGATGCCATCTACAAAGGCCTTCTTGAGGACGATGTGCTGACGAATGCCAAAGGCTGTTGCCAAGGTCATCATTTCAGAACGCGCTGATGCACTTGCCTTATAGAAAGGCAAAGCTTCATGCAGATCAGCATGCGTGACTTCTTGTCCACAGTTGGCAATGTAGTGTGCCAGTTTCATGTATGGCTTTTCACGGGTAAGCAGCTTTTGAAATGCTGCACCAGATTCCTCTACAAGCTTGATAGCAGAGTGAAGATGAGACATTTCGATAGAGAAACTTTCATCAATAAAGGCCAATGCACCTGCCAACTTCATTGCTTTGAAGTAACGGTGTGACATCTCCGTTTTACGTATCTCATCGTAGAGGGGCAGTTCCTTAGCTGCACGCTCACACAAGATACGGTATTGCAGACATTCGATGCCAACATCGTCAGCCACATCCAAAGACCAGTTGAACTTGTCTGGAGTTGCCAGTGAGGTCAGATGACTGGCCCACTTAGCAGCCATCATTTCATTGGCTGGATTGATCAAAGAAGCATAGATCTCTGCTGCAGAAGCATCATTTGCTGCTGGTTCAGGGTGACCCATAGCAAAGATACAGCGGCGGCCGTAGCCAGTCTCAAGGAAGGAATAGAAAGCATCCTCTGTGGACCCACCATCAAGAAGCTTTGAAGGCGTACCAAACAACAACATGTTTGAAGGGGTCTTACCTTCAATCTCTTCATGTCGTTTGTTATCGGCTGTGTTCTTTGTCAGCTTAGGTTTGATCATACCCTGGTCATAAAGCTCAAGGTACGTGTTGAGGACTTCGGTGGAGCCAATCAAGTTGGATCCAATCTCATCGATCTGAAGATTGATTGCGCCGGCACCAGCCAACAAAAGCTTTTGCCGTACCTGCTTGATGGCAGGAGCTGAGCCACTGTCGAAGCTGTAAGGGTAAGCGCCGGTATCGTTGTACTCTTTGAGCAGGCCAGTAAACTCATCTTTTTCATCAGTCTGTTTACGGACAGCACGCTTTGTAGCGATAGACCACATGTTGTTTTGAGCGATGTCTGGAAGAGTGTTTTCAACGAAGTTTTGACGGAATCCATGCATGATCTCGTTTTCGAGAATGCCTAGGGAGAAGCCCTTGCCTGTGCCTGATGGAGACAAGGCCAGAGTATAGGTGTTGACCGGTATGTTACCACGGTCTTTGGTGTTGATTGTGGTACGCATAGAAGAGGCAACGACGCTTAGAGAGTAAGCAACGATTACACGGAAAAATGCTTTGTCGTTGTTTTGGGTCTTCGTTGACAGGACTTGTGTGATCTCTTCAATGGCATGGTGATGCGGAACTTGTTCTAGATCAAGCATGCTCGTAATTATCCTTCTGGGTGCATATGGGAAAAGCAGGGCAATATGCACATGCCTTCACTTTGCCGGTAACGGTGATGACAATGCCTTTGCCTTTTTCAGCACAAAAACGGTTAGCCTCGTTAATGTCGGCAAAGTTCTTGGTGGCACGTCCTGATATTTTTGATGGATCAGAGAAGTACTTGTACACGGGTGAACTACGCCACAGCTCAGCATCAGTACACTCAGGCAGGGACTCTTCTGGGAGCTCTGCAGAGGCTTCTAGATGACGTAGCTTGGTTTTGATCCAGGCTTCCGTCTCAGACAGGGACATGAGCTCTACACGGTGCTCCAGTACTCTCTGTTGAGGGTACTTGGGGTTCTGTTTAGCTTGTGCACGTGACCAGTCTGTAAAGATGAACTGGATGTTGATGTGATCTTCGGTGATTTTATCTTGATGGATCCACCGATAGATTGAACCCTGAAGTTTGTAATCTTCATCTTTGGATCCAAGCATCCAGCTGTAGACGGATGTGGATTTGAAGTCTTGAAGTGTGCCTTCAAGCACCATGTCAAACTTACCCGACAAAGTGTATTCCATGATTTTGCGGGAGCCACGTTGCTCTAGCCAAATAGGGATCTCATCTTCTTCGAGATCACCTGGGTTAACGCGGATCCTTTCAATCAAGGATGATGGATATCCAAGCTTGCGAAGAGAACTGGCATAGTCATGAGTCCATGCTTTCTCAATGCCATCGTGGATGGTGTGACCAAGGCGTGATGCAATGAAGTCAGATACATCAGGAGTTTGCCGTGCTTCAGGAGAGAGACGTTCCCGAAGCAGGATCTGACGTACTGGCTTAAGCAGTGCAGTGGCTGAGATAGACTTACCTTTAGGGAAGAAGTCATATCCATCAGCAGCAAGCCAGACAGCCAATGGCAAAGAAATTCCGCTGATATTGGTAATTTGTGCCATGGTGTCTGGCTCCTGTACTGGTGTGGTTTAGAGTGGTGTGGTGTTCAATCAGTATAGATAACTTGAGCTGATTCACCTGCCAAAGCAAAGTAGGCAGCACCATCGACGTAATCATCTAAGTTAAGAGTTCCTTGACGAGCACGTGACATCTTCAGGATAGCCATAAACATCCATCCTTGGGTCTCATTGAGGAATGTACCGTTGAGAGCATTGAAGGCATCTACAGCAGCAGCCATGGAGCGTTCGGCTTTGCCTTCATCGTCACGTTGAGAAGCCCGATCAGCAATAGCATCACGGGCAGTCTCCAAGATATTAGGAGCTTTTTGCATGAAATGCCTCCGGCTTCATGTGACCCAGATAAGGGAAGTTTTCAAAGACGGTGTCTTTGACATCTGTCTTAGGAATACCTGTCTCTGTCTCAAGACGTGAAAGGGCAGCATTGTGGGTATCACGAAGAACCTGCTGGGTAATTTCAGGTGTCTCCAACTCAAGCAAAACGTTCAAGGTACGCTCTTTGAAAACCTCATCTTTTGTGTAGATGACCTTAACGGCCGCCAAAAAGAAATGGGATTTTGAAGAGCCCTTTCGAGGCTTTGGATTACGATGATCGTCAAGCATATATTGGTTCCTTGTGTTATGCTGCTTCAGAGACAAGGTCTCGGACACTGTCTTCTGAAGCATGATTTGGCAACTCAATTTCTTGAGCCCAAGTGGGATAGAAGATGCTCAAATTACCGCCAAGCTTGACAGTATCATGTGCAATATCAGGATGTTCTTGCCATTGAACGGCCTTAACCAGATGCTCGTTCACATACTGCAAGATCTCAATATCATCAGGAATCAGATAATATTGTGCATCATGGATGTGAGCGATCGGCCGGATTTGTAGTCTGTACTTGCTGGCACGTACTTTCTGCATGAACTCAGAAGCAGCACGTGTGTTGAGCAAACACCATGATTGACCCAGTGCATTACCGGCAGTACGGCCTTCGGCCTCTGCCTCATAAGGTGTGGCAGAGTTACCGCGGATAACTTGATGGAGCAAAGGTGTGCGTACACGCAAACCAAAGGCAGCACTGATGTAGCCTGTACGAGAAGCTTCATCGAGTTTGTCTGCTACCCATTGATCACTTACTTTGTAAAGCTCGTGGTACTTGTGCTCGATCTGTTGAGCGACAACCTTAGAGAAGCCGCCTTTTGCCATCAAAGTGATGTAAGTCCCTTGATAGGTCAAAGCGAATGTTGGCATCTTTGAGTCTTGTCGTTCAGCTTTGTAGAGGGTCTTGATCGAGTTGATGCTTTTCACAGATGTTGGATCAATATCAGGCATGCGCTCAGCAAAGTAAGACTGTGCTCTTAGGCAGTGACCGTCAAAGCCGTCTGTGTAGACTTTCAGCTTGTTTGGGTCTCTAGTCGTGAGAGCTGAGATCATGTCTTCAAGTGAGTTGAAGTCCAAGCCAATCATGAGCCAACCATCGGGAGCAACAAAGCAGCTCTTGATAAGCTTTGCGTACTTGGATCCTGTGGCAGGAATGGTTTGAAGGTTTGGATTTGAAGAGCTCAATCGGCAAGACACTGTGCCACCCAGGTTAAAGTTACCAAAGAGGTAATGGCATCCATCTGGACCTTCTACAGCACTCTCCAACGCAGGGATGAAGGTGGTGTAGATTTTGTCTACCGATTTGTAATCCAGCAAAGCATTGATGAGATCAATGATATGAGAATCTTCGGTGTAGGCTTTGAGCTTTTCAAGGACTTCAGCTTTAGTAGCTGGTTGTTTGGTCTTGGTTCTTTCAATGACCGGTAGCCCAAGATGATCATGCAGCAGGTTTTGCAGCTGGTCTGGACTGTTTGGATTGAACTTGTCAGGGTAGTCAGCCAAAACAACACGCTTGATTTTAAGCTCGTTGTTTCGTTTTTCTACCCAACGCTCAGCAAGCATGTAGGTGAAGTCTTGGATGTGCTGTTCATGGTAAATGCGTTCAAGTGCACTGTCTCGATCCACCTCCAATAGCAACTTCACTTGGGACACTTGATCCATATCAACAGGCATGCCTGTCAGCTGCATTTGAATAATGTCGAGGATTGCCGGTTTGAAGATTTCCTCATAGATATTCAGCTGATCGTCATCCACCATCTTGTCCCACCACTTGTGGTAAACAAACCAAGTGGAGCATGCATCGACAAGGTTGTACTCAAGCAGCTCTGGCAAAGGAATCTTGGTAATGTCTTTGATTTCTTCGACAGCATAGTTACCTGCAAACTCTTGCGCCTGATCTTTGAGACCCAGCTTGTTACCCGCACAAGTGTTGGTGGCGAGGTAAGAGATAAGCTTGGTATCATGCCAATTTGAAAGCATGATCTTGAGACCATCAAGCAAACCTTTTGTATCGATCAAGTGCTCCATGAAGAGCTGATAGATTAAGACCGTAGCATCATAGCTAATGTTGTGGAACAAAAGGGGTTCATCAAATTCACGAAAAAATCTGACAAGAAGCTTACGTACAGCTGCACCATGGATGCCCATGTCGATTGCAAAGGCAATGCCTTCATGCTGGTTCCAAGCAAAGCTGATTGTGCCAAGACCAGCGGAGTAGTGCTTGAGTGAGAAGGCTTCAATGTCACAAGCCAGTGGGCATTGCATGTCCATAAGCTTTTGGAGCCATACAGCGATATCAGCTGGCGTGTGAGGGTACTCAGCAGTTTTGAGGATGTCATGCCCTGGCTCTTGGTAGTTGCCTTTCATATGGCTCCACAGAGCGTCTAGTGCAGTTGTGATACGTGCTCTAGTAGGGATTGGGTTGTAAAACACCTGACGGTAGTTTGGTACAAAAATGACATTGAACTGACCTGCCATGTCGGCAGGAAACTTGTTTGGAAGGACATAGCCAAGGTAGGGATCTACTTTAGCTACACCTGCAAGTGTCTTGAAATAGTCACTATCGGTAACGAGGATGTACTTGGTGTCGATCTCACTGAGCAATTCAAGCATGTCAGTGAGAAAGGCTTTTTGATCAACTACCTTGGTTTTCTTGCCGGTTGTGTGAAGCTGATAAGCAATGACATCTTCAGGATCTATGAGAGAAGGTTCAAGATACTCTTTGGTTATACCAACAGTTTCGAGCTTGGGAGCTAAAATGCAGATAGGGTAAGTCGAGTTCTCATGATCTGTAAATGTCTGGAAGTTCATCAGAAGAGCATCCTGCTTGCTAGGTAATGATCAATGACCCGAAGCGTTGTTGATTCATAGCTATGAAGTTTCATAGGCATATCTATCAAGGTGTACGCTTCAGGTCGGGTGCGTGGAAAGTCAGCGATGACAGGTAGAAACTGCATGACCGTATTGGGAAGTGCATCACGCAAATCTTGGTAATTCACGCAAGGAACCAGCAGTGTTTTAAGGCCTTGCTTTAAAATCAGCTCGTCACGTTCTATGGCAAGTTTCTCTGTATGTGCATCAAACGCTTCTGCAAAGATGGATGGATGTGCCGGCACTTTGCGAGCATGCGCTAATGATGCAACTGGAAGAGAAGTATAAAGCCTGCCAGATACCAGATAGCTGCTGGAACCTGTCAGTGCTTCTTGTTTGCTGAAGAGGTTTTTTATCTCATCATCGTTACGCTGAACAGATTTTCTCATCAACTTTTCAATGATATCAGCAATGAAATCTGTAGTAGTCATGCTGCTTCCTTTCCTTGATACTTTGCGGGTAAATTTCCATAGAAAAATATCCGTGTGGTTGCTCTAGACACCCCCACAAAAAGCATTCGAGCGACTTGCTCAGGATCATGGGCAGTACCTATGTTTCCCAAGTCAATGAAGACAGTGTCGTATGTACTGCCTTGGGATTTGTAGACTGTGCAGGCATACTTATCCCGCAGATCCAGGAACTGATTTTTGAGCTGAAAGAACTCAGACCACCGTTTCTTACGCTTGAGAGCTTGGAGAACGTTTCGAAGTTGGGCAGGGTCATCCACAACATCACAAGTCAAAGAGCCAACACCAAGAGAGCCTGGAGGGGAGATCAGAAACTTTTTGTAAGTGAGGTCTTTGCTGTCTCCAGTCAGTTCAGAATAGTAAGCGTTATATGTGTCTGTATCGATCTCTCGGATGAAGACTTCACGTTCAACATTGAGAGAGACTTTTCCAGACATATACGACTGAGCTACAACGAGTTCATCTCCAACTGAGAACGCTGAAGGAAGACCACGAACTTCACGGATGAAAGCATTGTAGTCTTGCACACGTGAGTTGGTGTAGCAAAGAACACGTACAGCTGCATCGGGCTGTTTGAAGTAATACTCTAACGCAGTTTGCATGTCTTCAGGCCCAAGGTAATCAATGACACCTGGGACTTCGGTCATGGGATGAAAGTCACCTTCTTCAACTGTGTTTCTCAACTGAGTGCAGAGATCGATGAGAGCAGGTTGATTTGCATTCCGTACAGGCTTGGACAAAAAAGCAAAGTTCGACTGATCTACGTTCAGGTAAACCGGAGATATTTCTTCACCTACGGGAGACATCTGAGCATGATCACCTACAAAGACGATCTTACTGTCTTTGAATGCATTCATGATAAAATCATACATCTGGGTATCAATCATCGATGATTCATCGATGAAGAGGATGTGGTTATGTCGAACACGATATTGTCTTGTTGGCTCAAGATACGTTTTGCCAGTTTTGTTGTTTTCTTTAACGGTGACACCCAAGAATGAGTGCACGGTAGAGACAGGCTTGTTGAGGGTTCTTTCAAGAACTTCAGCAGCTTTGTTGGTGGTCGCTGTGAAGGAAACCTCGTGATACTTGGGCTTGATATTCATCAAGGTACAAGCGTCCTGATAGGTCTGCATTACGTTGTTGGAGATGTACTGCATCAATGTTGTCTTACCAACACCTGCACCACCTGAGAGAACAAAAGTAGGTGCATCGCTCATAAGGAAATGAAAAAATTGATCAGCAACTGCCTCTTGGTCTGGGGTAGGTACAAATGTGATAGTCATGCTTTAAGCCTCCAGCATCATACGTGCTTTGAGCTCATCATCGAGCAGCACTGCTTTGGGAATTTCTTTGGTTCCAAGACGATTGAACAATCCGCGGTAGAGCGGAGTGGCTGTTTCCAAATGAAGTAGGAAGGTGTTGGGCTTGGATGTTGATCCATCTGACTTGAGCATGATGAACGAATTGTTCGAAAGACCAGCAAACAGATAACCATTGCGTTCGTAGAGGTTAACCTGCTTCTGAACTCCGTTTGATGAGATGATTGCTTGATCACCATCCTTAAGTTTGAAGAGAGACATGTTGGTCCTTTCTGGAGCTTGAAACCAAAAAAAGTATCTAATGATATGAGGTGGTTCGGCATGATTTGGTGTGGTGTGGTATTATTTAGGTGACATTTAGGTAAAACTGTGAATGAATACAGATGGGAAAATTGGAGAAGTCAGATGCCAGTCATCACATTTGCGTCTTCTAAGGGAGGCGCAGGAAAAACCACGTCAGCAATCATACTTGCAACCACATTGGCTCAGACCCAACGTGTATGCTTGATTGATGCTGATCCTGCACAGCGGCTTATGTCGTGGGCCAATAAAGGTCAGTTGCCAGACAATCTCAAGGTATTTTCTTCTGAAGGGGAGAGGTACATACATGATGAGATCGATCGAGGTAAGACGGAATACGCTTACACCATTGTAGATCTTGAAGGTGCAGCCACCAGACTGAACGCTTTTGCCATGGGCGAAAGTGATCTGGTAATCATACCAATGTCAGACGAGCAGCCAGATGCTGAAGGAGCCATTGAGACACTCTCTCAGCTGCTCTTAGAAGCCAAGGCTATGCGTCGGGAGATACCGGTAAGGATATTGTTTGCACGTACCCAGGCGGCTGTAAAATCAAGGTTAGAACGCTCTTTGAATGAGCAGGTCCGGCAGAAGATTGGAAGCTTCACAACCGAACTTCACAGACGAACTGCATACTCATCTCTGCACAGTATCGGTGGCACGCTCTACGACATGGAACAGAGTGAAGTCACTGGGGTAGCCAAGGCTATCCACAACGCTGAGCTCTTTGTTGAGGAGCTACACAAAGCAATGGAGTGGATCCAGGAGATCACTAAGAAGGAGACCAACAATGTCGCATAAACCTTTGAACTTTACAACGCTTGATAGTGCAACAGCTGAACCAGTGAAGCGTTGGAAAAGTAGGGAAGCACCTAAGACGATGCAAACTTCATTGAGAATGCGGCCGGAAACCTATGATGAGTTTAGGATGATGTGTTTGCATGAAAGGCGCACGAATGGTGAAATGCTCGAAGTGCTGATGAATCATTACAAAAAGACAGGTACGCCAGACATCCAAAGGTGAGGAATATGGGGAGCCTTGTTTGGCTCCTATCCTGCCTTCATGTTTACATAGGCCAGTAATGTTTTTGGAAGATCAACCAATGTAACAGGCAAGAGAGGAAGCTGAAATCGGCCGGCAGCTTCATGATGTGCATGCGCTACAGCTCTCTTAGCCTCTTCTTCTGTGAACATCTTAGCATCACTAATGTGCACAGTGTAGGACGTTGGTAAGGTACGCACCCAGGCATTCATAGGGATAGACCAAAGAATATGGATTTTACTATCTGACATATACGTTCTCTTTTGTTCATAGTTCATAGATTCAGTGACTGAATCGACAAAACAAATCAGTGGGTTAACCCCCTAACTGTGAGAGACATGGGGAGTCTGGTGAGATATGTGGGGAGAAAAGTGAGAAATGTGGGGAACAAAGGTGAGGTATCTGGGGAGATTACTTCAACTGTTTAAGCCCATTTCTAGTTACTCTGTTGAGACTTGGTGATGGCTCCAACACCAAAGAAACTTGATCAGAGATACGTGCTCTTCGACCAATCTTGGATCTTTGAAGCTCTTGCCATGCAGCTTTCACTTCGTCTTTGTCTTTGAGCCACCAGCCAACACGTAGGTGAGTAACTTTGTTGCCTGTTTTGATAGGTAAGACACTCACGTTAAACTGTGCCAAGGCGTTAAGCTCTTGAGAAATAGGCTTGATGACATGTTTGTTAAGATCAGAGAACCTAGGGTATTTGGTTCCTTCTATGCCAAGCATGGAACGCATTTCGTCAAGGGTAAGTACCTGTGAGGTCTTGTTTGTAAGGCCTGTCCATTGGGAGAGGTGCTCATAGAAACTGATACTGTACTTTGATGAAAGAGCCACCAAGACAGGAAGTGATATCTTTCCCCAGATGGTAGAGTTTCTGAGGATGTTTACGAGACGCTTATCAAAGCTGTAGGTGAGGACACCGGCAGGACGGGTAGGGGAGTCCATGTCATTGCCGCCCAGGAACTGAACACGGGTGGTTGATCCATCTGGATGCTTGACCGTTATTAGCGCCTGCATGAGGGCAACCACAGCTTCCTCTACCACATCATAGCCTTTGTGGTTTGAGGCAATGAGATCGTCTATTTCGATGGTGTAATCACGTCCTTCTTCAATACCTTGCTGATGGGCATTGTGCCAAAGCAGTGTGATCGATCGACGAGCATTCAAGCTAAGGGCCTGATGTCCTGTGATTTGGATCAACTCAGAAGGTTTGGTAGCTTGATCTGCTCTAGGAGTGAGATCAATCACCAACAAAGGCTCAGGTTTCTTGGTCATGAAGGTAAGATAAAGTGAGTCTAGGGAAAGTGAAAGCATCCATTGATGTTGGTTCACTTTCCCCAAATTCTTCACCTTTGTAAAAAAGACCTCTCTTCTAGTAGGTATCGGGGTTAGCGATGAAGGAGAAAGGTCAGGTGCCTGCGCAAAAGAGGGGGAGAATACACAGGTAAAACGTCAGTATTTTAGGAGACTGTATCTAGAACGCCCACCGTCTTAGCTTCATTGGGGATGGTCTTACGATACTGGATCCAACCAGTAAGGTTGCCGTGCAAATCAGCATTTGCCCATGTGGCTTCTGGATCGCTGTAATCCATTTCGCCTGCATAATCACAAATCATGCGTGTTTCTGTATCAGGTGTTGCCTGATGCTCCAGAGGTGAAGCATGAACACGATCAGCTGTAACCAGACTATCATAACGTTCCAGCTCACGCTCATATGAGGCATCACCATCAAAGGGTTTGTATGAGATGCGAGCACATCGAGCAGCTGAGATCTTACAAAGCCATTCTGAAGTAAGAGCTTGATGTGGAGGGCTAACGGCTGTGATAGAAGCTTGCCAATCTTGCTCAGTGACATAAGGCAGATGCCATTCACCAGAGTCTAGTTCTTGCACATCAGCATG